AACTTGGGATCATCATCAACATTAACGATGAAGCCCCAAACAGTAGCCATTGGAGTGCCGCCGTTGTCCTTCATGATCTTGATGTATTTCTTGCCAGCCTTGTAACCTATGCCGCTGTTGAAGCTGTCGATCATCTTTTCCTTGATGCTATCGTCAGTCCACATTCCCCAGCCTGCGTAATCAGCTTTGATAATGTCTATCAATTCTTGTATCTGCTTTTCCATGTTCTTTCCTCCTAACAAATCCGCATTACTTGACCGGCCTTGGCCGCATCGCTCCAGGCTTGCTGACCAGCCTCGTCACCAGACTGAACCAAAGCCAACAAGCTTTTCTCGAAGATAATATCCTCGATGTCAGTCTGACGCTCACCAGCCTGGCTGTTGCTGCCGTTGTCGAACAAATCAAACATAGCAGCATCTTTTTGTATCTTAGCCATCCCAATCTCCTTGTTTTGTTACCTCTTACAAGACCCATATAATGACCTTGACAGATGCTGTCAATAGGTAGAGGCAAAAAAAATTACGGCCTTCGGCCTAACAATGCAGCCAAGCTTGATTAAGTGACCTACCTGGGCTAACATAGCTGCACTTGCTCCACCTGTGCGAGTTACCTCAACTGGCTCCGCCTTCGGGCGGGGCAATTTTACTAGGAAGCAACGATGCCAGCAAAGAAGGTCACAGTCCAAGTTATGCAAAAGATCTGCGATCGACTGGCAGAAGGCGAGACCCTGGTAGAAATAGCCAAGGACGAGAGCCTGCCATCCTATCGCACAATCACGCGATCAGTGCAGGATAGCGACGAAATGTGGGAGATGTACCGCAAAGGCAGAATACTCCAGGCTGAATACTATGCAGACAAGCTAAACGGTCTAGCAATGTCGCCGCTACCTGAGAACGTAGACCCAAGACAACTCAACGCAGAAGTCCAACGCAGACGCCTAGAGATAGACACGCTCAAGTGGACAAGCGCACGAAACCAGCCATTCGGCATACGAGATAAGAAAGAAGACCAACCACAAAACGCAGGATTCACAATATCATGGGCAGGTAATGACCTGGAAGTATCACCAGCAGATCAGGCGATGAAGGCAGGCGAGAAGGAAGTGGTGAAGCATTGAGGAACGGGGTGAAGAACGATCGACCTTACATCCTGCGTGTCCGAGCTACGCGCGCGAGCAGCCCGATCAACGCATCAAGCGGAACAGCTAAGACGCATAATGTGCATTATGTTAAATTATTGCAGGATCTGCCTGGCGCGGCCCTGGTCCAGCAGTATTATGTTAAATTCTGGCAATGCCGACCCCCCACCCTCCCCCAAAACCGCCCGCACTTTCTACCTATATATAATACCTGCCCATATAGTACCCTCACACACTCTGAGAGCCCTGTATGAACAGCGACAGCCTAGCCCTCATGTCTCATATCAACGTGCTACGAGAGGGCGTTGTAGGCGGCTCTACGGAGGCCTCACGGCTTGAGAGTGCTGTGTTGCTTATAGACATTTACGAGCAGATCCTTGAGAAGCTTGAGATAGTTGATTTCCCTGAGCCGGAGGTTAGGCACTGATGCACATTGAGATCCCTTATCAGCCGAGGCCATTGCAGCTGGCATTGCACGATGAGATGCAGGAGAAGCGTTGGGGCGTTGTTGTTTGTCACCGGCGGTTTGGGAAAACTGTTTGGGCGATTAACCATATTCTTCGCCATGCGTTAATGTCTGATAAGCCGAACCCCCGGTATGCCTACATGGCACCCACCTATCGTCAGGCGAAGAATGTAGCGTGGGATTATATAAAACAGTTTGCTGGTAAGATCCCTGGCGTTAAGTTTCATGAGACTGAATTGCGTTGTGACCTGCCTAACGGTGCTAGGATCAGCCTGTTGGGTGCTGAGAACCCTGACAGTCTTCGTGGTATTTATCTTATGGGTTGCGTGATGGACGAGGTTGCTGACATGCCTGAGAGCGTGTTTCCAGAGATCTTGCGTCCTGCTCTTTCGGATCATAAGGGCTTTTGTATTTTCGTTGGAACCCCGAAGGGTCACAATGCTTTCTTTGATTATTATGAGCAGGCGGCTGCTAATGATGATTGGTTAGCTGCTGTGTACAAGGCTAGTGAGACTGGGATCTTAGATAATGAAGAGTTAGCGGCTGCTCGGGAGATGATGAGCGCGGATCAGTATGCTCAGGAATTTGAGTGCAGCTGGAACGCGAATGTCCCTGGTGCGATCTTTGGCAAGGAGCTTGAGGCTTCTCAGTTGGAGGGGCGGATCTGCAATGTTCCGTATGATCCTTCTGTGAAGGTTGACACCTGGTGGGATCTTGGCGTTGGGGACTCTACAGCAATTTTCTTCACACAGACTGTTGGTCGTGCTATACATGTGATAGATTACTATGAAGCGAGGGGCGAGGGACTGCCGCATTATTGCAAGGTTCTTAGCACAAAGCGTTATCTGTATGGCGATCACAATGCGCCTCACGACATCGAGGTGAGGGAGTTGGGATCTGGTAAGAGTAGAAGAGAAGTGGCTTGGGATCTTGGTTTGAATTTCAGAGTAGTGCCAAAGCTGCCGGTGGAGGATGGACTTCATGCGGCTAAACTTCTTATTCCCCGTGTATGGTTTGATCGTGAGAAGTGCAAACATGCTTTGGAGGCGTTGCGCCAGTACCATAGAGCGTATAACGAGCGGTCTAGGACGTTTAGGGCGTCACCTGTTCACGATTGGTCGAGCCACTGCGCAGATGCTTTTCGGTATCTGGCTGTTGGTCTTAGAGAGAGTAGGGGCGACACTAGAGCGCCTCAGAGGCAAGCTTTGATGGATTACGATCCATTTGCGGCGTAGGAGATAGAACATGGCTATACTTATTCCAATTCTAGCGGGTGCTGGTGCGGCGGCAGTAGCTACAGTTGCGGGTGCTAGTGTCGCTACCGCTGCGGTTGCTGGAGTTACAACCGCAGTTGTTACCAATTCTTTGATGAACCAATCCCAGCCTCAAGCCCTGGCTGTGCCGGATGTTCCTGCTGTTGATACTGCTGCTACAGATACTACGGTTGTAGACACTAGCGGTGCTACTGGCGGCGCGGATACAACAATCAATGATGTTGTTGAAGTGCAAGAGACCGTACTCGAAACAGCAGACACGACTAAAGAAGAAGAGATCGTTGCTGAGGAAGTTGTTGGCACTACAGTTACAACGGGGACTGGTTCGACTGGCGTTATTGAGGCAGTGGACACTAAAACCGGCGAGGCTACTGTTGACGTTACTCCTGGTACAACAACATCTGGTGGCGTTCTGACCGGGGGTAAGACTTCTACCAGCGCGGGAACGGCTGGCGGTGGTGTTGCTGAAGCTGTTGTTGCCACAACTCAGTCACAAGGACCGGCTGAAACGGAGGCTATTAGTTTCTATGAAAGAGGTCGCCGCTCCACTATACTAACAAGCGCCCAGGGTATTCAGGACACAGTGTCGGGTCTTCTTGGTGAAACGGGCACTTCAATGCTGCGTAGGCGGCGTGGCCTTGTAGGTCAGGGATTGATCGCATGATGAACCGTAAGCCAAAAAACATTGCTGGGCAGATGGGCAAGCGCGCCTCTCAGCCTGCAAAGATGAATAAAGCTGCCTCTGTTGATCCGATCGAGCGCCTAAATCAGCGCATGGCTGGTCGCACTGAGGGCGGCAACAAGTCTAAGAAGCGCAAAAGTTTAATGAATAGTTATGGGATGGCATAGTAATGGCTGAAGTATTGCCGATGATAACGCAGTTAGACCGCAGATATAAAACATTGCAGTCACAGCGATCCCAATGGGAAAGCCATTGGCAAGAGTTGGCAGACTATATGCTGCCTCGTAAGGCTGATATTACCAAGAAGCGCACACAGGGAGACAAGCGAACAGAGCTTTTGTACGATGGTACAGCTGTTCATGCTGTTGAGTTGCTTGCGTCTAGCTTGCATGGCATGTTGACCAGCCCTAGCACACCTTGGTTTTCTATGCGTTTCCGTGACCCCATGCTCCAACAGAGTGACGCGGCAAACGAATGGTTAGAAACCTCTATAGATCAAATGTACCAGGCTTTTCATCGCTCTAATTTTCAGCAAGAGATCCACGAATTGTATTATGATCTCGTTGTTTTTGGTACAGCTGCGTTTTATGTCGAGGGCGCAGACGATGGTTTGCGTTTTTCTTCGCGTCATATTGCTGAAATTTGCATTTCTGAGAACTCAGAGGGCCGGGTTGATACGGTTTACCGCAAGTTTAAACTGACTGCGCGGGCCATTGCTATGCAGTTTGGTGAAGAAAACTGCCCGGTTGAGGTTAAGAAAGATCTAGAGAAAGACCCTTACAAGGAACATTCTATTGTTCACGCGGCATATCCACGGTTGGAAGCCAAGGGCCGGGCCAAAAAGAACAAGCCTATAGCTTCTATTTACTATACGGCAGACACTAGACAGCTTCTTTCCGAAAGCGGGTTTGATGAATTCCCGTTTATGGTTACTCGTTTTGTAAAAGATAGCGTTTCAACGTATGGCCGCAGCCCTGCAATGAACGCGCTGCCTGATACCAAGATGCTTAATAAGATGTCTGAGACCACTATCCGTGCTGCTCAGAAACAGATTGATCCGCCTCTCATGGTTCCCGACGATGGGTTTATGCTGCCGGTGCGTACAACACCTGGGGCTCTAAACTTCTACCGCTCTGGCACACGCGACCGGCTTGAGCCATTGCAGATTGGTGCAAACAATCCTCTTGGCTTAAACATGGAAGAGCAGCGCCGCAATGCAATTCGTCAGGCGTTCTATGTCGATCAGCTGTTGATGTCTAATGGCCCTGCCATGACTGCAACAGAGGTGTTGCAGAGGAATGAAGAGAAGATGCGGTTACTTGGGCCGGTACTCGGTAGACTCCAGGCCGAGTTGCTCCAACCGCTAATCTCTCGATCCTTTGCACTGCTCCTTCGGTCTGGGCTCCTTCCACCCGCACCGGAGGAGCTACAAGGCCAAGACATTGACATTGAATACGTTTCTCCGCTGGCTAAGGCGCAGAAGATGACTGACTTGCAGTCTATGCTTCGTGGATTTGAGGTGTTGTTGCAGATGCAGCAAGTTGCTCCTGTTATGGATTATCTTGATGATGATAAGCTTGTGCAGTACCTGGTCGAAACGACTGGTATTCCTGCGCGCGTTATCCGCAGCGACACGGAAGTAAGAGATCTTCGTCGCCAACGTGCCGAGGCTCAGGCCCAGCAAGCGCAGCAACAGCAGGAAATGATGCTTGCAGAGCAGGCTCAGAAGGCCGCGCCTATGGCAGAAGCGATCTCAACAGCTAGGGAGCGCGGTCAGATATGAACAAGGTAGAGGAATTAAAGTTAGCTTATCGTCGGACCTTTGGGACAGATGATGGCGCGCAGGTTTTAGGTGATCTCAAAAAGCGTTTTAGCTTTGAGACAACCACTTTTGTTTCTGGCGATCCACATCAATCAGCGTTTGCAGAGGGTCAACGAGCAGCAGTGCTTACTATCGTCAGAATGTTGGCCGAAGAACGCAGTCCCGAACAGGAAAACAAATGAACGAAGAGACAACCCTAGATACAGGATCTCAAGAAGTCGCGGATGCAGTAGTAGCTGAGTCGGTAGTAACTGAGCCTGTAGTGGAACAAACGCAAGCTGCACCTGAGCAAACGGGTAGCTGGCTTGATGGACTTGAGGAAGAGTACAAAAGTAACCCGCTAATTAACAAGTGGGAGTCTTTGAATGATTTTGCAAAAACGCATCTTAACGCGCAAAAGCTTATTGGCGCAGACAAGATTGCTATACCAGGTAAGGCTGCTACAGACGAGGAGTGGCAAAATGTTTACCAACGGTTAGGTGCTCCCGAAGATCCACAGCAGTATAGCCTTGAAAGGGCAGATGTTTTCGACGAAAACACGTTTGAAACTTTTAGAAATACAGCTTACGAGATTGGCTTGTCTAACAAACAGGCTGAAAAAATTTCTAATTACTTTGAGAACCAGGTTCGAGAAGGTCAAGAAGTCTTAGCCCAACGTGCCGAGGAAGCTAGGTTTAGCGGTGAGCAAGAGTTGCGCCAAGAGTTTGGGCAAAACTTTGAGAAAAAGCTTACTCAAGCACAGGCTGCGGCGCGCACGGTTATGGGTGACACTGAGGTATTTGACGAGATCCAATTAGCGGACGGTCGCAAATTAGGCGATCACCCTGCTATCATTAGAACATTCTCTCGCATGGCAGAAATGCTAGGAGAAGATGGCTTGGTCGGGGAACCGACTGAGGTTGTTATGAGTTCTCAGGATGCGCAAAAGCTCATTCAAGAACATATGCAACCAAATACGCCATATACAGTTGCAGGTCATCCAGGCCATGACGCGGCAGTAGCCGAGGTCTTGCGTTTGCGTGGCTATGTATAGTGGACAACCGAAAGGCCCACGCCGACAAACCTGTGCGTCAGGTGGACTAGCTGCCCTAAGCAGCAGCAAGGCCTCTTCGGAGATAACCATGCGTAGCAAACATAAACTTAATCTGTAGGAGAGACCAAATGTCTACTCAAATTACTACGGCTTTCGTCCAACAGTTCTCTGCGAACATCCAAATGCTGTCACAGCAAATGGGTTCTCTGCTGCGCAATGCGGTAGATGTGGAAAGCGTAAACGGCGAGAAAGCCTTTTTCGACCAAGTGGGATCAGCAGCTGCTATCCTGCGTACTTCCCGTCATGCGGATACACCGATTGTGGACACACCACATTCACGCCGTATGGTTACTATGTCTGACTATGAGTATGCCGATCTGATCGACGATCAGGACAAAGTGCGGTTGCTTGTTGATCCGACTTCAACATATAGCCGTGCTGCTGCCGCAGCTATGGGCCGCGCAATGGATGATGTTATCATCTCTGCTGCTCTTGGCAGCGCCTCAACAGGCAAAGACGGCTCAACAACCACGGCATTGCCTTCAACCCAAAAGATTGCACATGGATCTGCCGGTCTGACGCTTGCTAAATTGCTTGATGCAAAGCAAATACTTGACGAAGGTAATGTCGATCCGTCGATCCAGCGTCACATTGTTTGTTCGCCTAAGCAAATCACTGATCTATTGAATAACACAACTGTTACTTCAACAGATTTCAACACTGTAAAAGCGTTGGCAATGGGTGAGCTTAACAGCTTTGTTGGCTTTAACTTCATCGTTTCAAACCGTTTGGGCTTGGATAGTAACTCTGATCGTCAAGTGATTGCGTTTGCAAGCGATGGCATCAAGTGTGCAATTGGTAAAGAGCCAGCTGCGCGGATTGATGAACGTGCAGACAAGTCATACGCAACTCAGGTTTACTATTGTCAGTCTGTCGGCGCGACACGGATGGAAGAAGCCAAAGTTGTCGAAATCGCGTGCAGCGAATAAGGAGACTGAAAAATGGCTACTGTATATTCAACACAACGTACTAACTCACGCGCAACACCAGCCGTGATGAACAAAGCTAATGAGCTTGCGGGTCGTATCCGTGTAGCTCACGGCACATACGAAGCATCTTCCTTGGCGTCTGGTGACGTTATTGAGATGTTCACACTACCAGACGGAGCGCGTTTGCTTGAGGGTTCTCTTGCGCATGACGCTCTTGGTGGATCAACTACATTGTCAGTGGGGTATGCAGCGCATACAAATGCTGCTGGCACTGCTGTTTCTGCCGCTGCGGCTGCTTACAAAGCTGCTGCTGCTTCAACATCTGCTCAGAAAGTAGACATCCTTGCGACCTTAGCTTTAGGCTCAGGTACAGAGACAGATACTAATGAAGATGGTGTTGTTATCACAGTCACGATGGGCGGTGCTGCTGGCACTGGCACTATTGAGGTGACTATCAAGTATGTGGTAGACTAATAAGAGCGGGGGCGGCTTGTCGCCCCCTCTCCCTTATGGAGATAGCAGATGACCAGCGTTGTAGACATTGCCAATTACGCACTAAATTCTTTAGGTGCTTCCAACATTACGTCCCTTGGTGAGAACAGTAAACCAGCCAGGATTGTTAATCAGCGTTATGAGGCAGTTCGGGACAGCGTGTTTAGGTCTCACCCTTGGAATTGCCTGATACGCAGAGCGGAGCTTGCGCAAGAAACAGACGCACCTGTTTACGGCTATGCCCGTCAGTATGCGTTACCGTCTGATCCATATTGCTTGCGTGTGCTACAGTTTAGCAATGGGTCAATGACTTATCCTTTTGACAACATGCGCAGCAACAATGATACACCGCCTTTTATAATCGAAGGCCGTAAACTTTTGACAGATGAAGGCACAGCCAAGATTAAGTACGTTGCCAGGATTACAGACCCACAGCAATACGATGCTGGACTGATTGAGGTTTTGGCCTCTCGTTTGGCCTATGAAGTTTCCTATGCGATTACTGGATCAACAACTGTTCGGCAAATTGCTGCGGCTGACTTTGATCGTAAGCTAAAGGATGCTCGTTTCGAGGACGCAACAGAAGGCGCGCCAGAGCGCATTGAGGCTAGTGACTTTATTGAGGCGAGGTTCTAAATGGCTCGTTCCGCCCCAGCGATCAGCACGTTTACATCTGGCGAGATCTCTCCGCGCCTTGAGGGCCGTATTGAGATTGAAAAGTATCGCTCTGGGTTATCTGACTTAACCAACATGATTGTGCAGCCACACGGGGGTTTGACACGCAGGCCAGGCACAGAATACTTGGGTGCTGTCAAGGATAGCTCCGTCAAGACACGGCTAATCCCCTTCCAGTTCAAAACCTCTGACACTTATATATTAGAGTTTGGCGATCAATACATGCGGGTTTTCCGAAACGGATTGCAAGTTTTGACAGGATCGGCAAAGAGCATTACGGCTGCAACAAAGGCAGACCCTGTTGTTATTACGAGTAACAGCCACGGTTACAGCAACGGTGATGAAATCTACCTGGATAGCGTAGGCGGCATGACTGAGCTAAACGGCCGCAACTACATTGTTGCCAACAGCACAGCAAACACTTATTCGCTGCAAGATCTGTTTGGCAATGACATTGATTCAACCAATTACACGACCTACACTTCTGGCGGGGCTACTGACGAGATATACCAACAAACAACGCCGTATGCTGCTGCTGACATTTTTGATCTACGCTTTGCCCAATCTGCGGATGTTATGTATTTTGCGCACCCGAGCTATGCTGTTCGCACATTATCCCGCACAGATCACAATGCCTGGACGTTTGCCACTCCTACGATTAACGAGAACAATACGCCAGTCCTTACCAGCGCCAACAACTATCCTAGCGTTGTTACATTTTTTGAGCAGCGCCTTGTGTTTGCAGCAACGAATAACAACCCACAGACCTTGTGGTTCTCACAAAGTGCCGACTATTTAAACTTTCACACCGGAACCAGTGCTAATGATGCTCTGATCTACACGATTGCATCAAACCAGGTAAACAGTATTCGTTATCTTTCGGCTACGCGAGTGCTAACAATAGGCACTTCTGGCGGCGAATACGTTTTAACAACAACAAATGATGGGCCAATTACCCCAACGACCACACAGATCCGCAAGTATTCTAACTATGGATCTGCAAATATAGAGCCCGTCCAGGTTGCTGACGTTACTCTTTTCTTGCAGCGCGGTAATCGCAAGGTGCGAGAGTTTAAGTATGTTGGTGAGGTCAATACTTCTGGCTATCAAGCCCCAGATATAACTGTTTTGGCAGAGCATATTACTGAAGGTGGCATTGAGGGCTTTGCTTACCAGCAAGAGCCGGAGAACATTGTTTGGTGTGTTCGTGCTGATGGCACACTTTTGGGCCTAACGTATCGCCGCGAAGAGGCTGTTGTTGCATGGCATAAGCATGTGATTGGCGGCGAGTTTGATAGCGGTCAAGCGGTTGTCGAAAGCATATCTACGTTGCCCACCGACACCGGCAACGACGAGCTTTATATGATTGTTAAGCGCACGATCAACGGTCAAACAATGCGCTATGTTGAGGTTATGAAAGACTTTGACTTTGGCAGCGATACAACATCTGCGTTCTTTGTTGACAGTGGGCTTGTCTATGCCGGTAGCGCCGTATCAGGTTTTAGCGCGATGTATCACCTGGAAGGCGATGATGTTTCTATCCTGGCTAATGGTGCAAGCCACCCTGAC